GTCCGAGCGCCAGACGCTTGCCTCGCTGGCCGCCGAGTTCAACCGCCGGCTTGCCCTGTCCGTCCCCGGCTCCGGCGTCCCCGGCTCCGTCCCCGGCTCCGGCTCCGGGCAGGCCGGGGATGATACCCCCCTTGCTGCAGCATTGACCCCCCGGGGGGGAGGAACGGGGGGAGGGGGATTCGCGGCGGAGTCCCACCCCCGTCTTACAGACGTTGAGTTTGAAGATACTGGAGGTACGGCATCGTGAATCCAAATAAACGTATTAGGATGGGATGTAGTGGTTGATTTGTGTGTGGGGTATATTGGGGTAGGGGTCTTAGGGAGAAAATGGATTGTGGGGCGTTTTGGTGGGTTTTAGGGGGTATTTTTTTAGGGGTTTGCCTTGGACTGACCGATTGGCGGTCCGGCAAATTGACAAGTTACTTAGGAGACCCAAACATATGGAACATGGGAATGGGATTGACAGTCGTGTAGTTCGTGGGTTAGGTGCTGTGAATTGTTTGAGTTGGGCGATGTTAGGGGGTTTTTTTATTCGTCCTGGGGAGCGGTTTAGTTTAGCGGGTACTCCGTACTTATTGGATTTAGTTCATCGTGGAGCTCGGGAGGTAGTGATAAAGAAGGGCAGTCAGGTACGGATAACGACGACGAAGTTTTTGGAATGTGTTCATGGGTGTATATTTGGCCGATTTCGGCAGAATGTGCTGTATATGATGCCTACGGCGCGGCAGGTGGAGGCGTTAAGTCGGATAAGTTTTGACCCGATATTGGAGTTGAATGATGGGATACGGCGGTACTTAGAGACGAACACGGCGTATTTGAAGACGTTTCGTGGTCGGAGTATTTATTTTGTTGGGGCTGTTCCGCAGAAGGTAGGCGGGACGAAGGACAGTGTGAGTTTGCGGTCGATACCGTGTGATTTGGTGATACGGGACGAGGTGGACTTGATGGATGAGGGGATGGTGGAGTTGAGTCGGCAGCGGCTTCGGGACAGTGAGTTGAAATTGGAGTGGTCGTTTGGCTCTCCGACGTATCCGGGGTATGGGGTGGACAAGTTATGGCAGTCGAGCACGCAGAATCATTGGGAGATAAAGTGTTCGTCTTGCGGGCATTATACGTGTTTAGGGAGGGATTTCCCGCGTTCTGTGGGGGTGATAGACGGTCGTTGGGAGCGGATTTGTGTCAAATGCGGCAAGAGGATAGACGTGAAGGATGGGCAATGGGTTCCTGCCTTTCCAGACCGGTCGATAGATGGGTTTTGGGTGGATGGTCTGATGAGTCCCCGGGCGGATTTAGGGCAGGATATGGCTCGTCTGGAGCGGATGGAGATGGAATCGAACCGGTATGGCCGGTCGGAGTTTCTCCGGTCTGTGTTGGGGATTGCTTCTTTGGAGGCGGATTATCGGCTGGTGGAGGAGGATATTCTTTCGTGCTGTCAGTTGGAACCGAGGTGGTCATCGTATGAGGGCCCGTCAGCGATGGGGATAGACGTAGGGAATCGGCTTCATTATGTGATTGGGATTCGCGTTTCCGGCCAGACGTGGAAGGTGTTGACGGCTGGGGAGGAGGACAGTTTTGACGGGCTTTTGCTTCTGATTCACCGGTTTGGCGTCCGGTCTTTGGTGATAGATGCCCAGCCGGACATTCACGCCAGCAGGGATTTTCTCCGCCGGCTGTCCGGCAAAGGGGTTCGCGGGTATCGGTGTTATTATTCGGAGTTGATGCCTTCGGAGGTAGAGACGGACGAATTGGAAGGGCGTATCAAATGCAACCGCAATGAGTGGTGCGACCGTGTCTATTCGCTGGTAAAAGACCGCCAGATACAGTTTCCTGCGGCGGCGTCTCTTCCGTCTGATTTCCCGTCTCAGCTGACGCAAACGGCGCGGACGATGGTGGAAAATGAGCAGACGGGCGTTAAAAAACCCCGCTGGGTGAAACTGGGAGACGACCATTATTTCCACGCCTTGCTTTATTTTTTGCTTGCAGGGCGCTGGCTGAATGTTTCTATTATGGACAGAGAACAAAAGAAGCGCACGCCGGCATCGGCGGCGTGCAGGTATTTGATAAGGGGATAGAACTATGAGCAGCCTGTTTGGTTCTGCCAAAATGAAGAGGCCGAAGATGCAGGAAACGACAGACATTCAGCAGATCGTCGAGGACAAAGAGGAGAGAAAAAAACAGGAGCGTCGTCGGGTTCCGAAAGGGCGTTCGGAAAACATTCTGTACGGGATACAATCCGTGCTGAAGAAACGTCTGGGTGAATAAAATGGACCTGAAGAAACTGTATGAAAAATATCTGGACCGGCGTTCTGCTCGGGAGCCGTGGAATCTGCTTTTGGAAGAGGTAGCCCGCTACTGCTGGCCGAATGCGGCGAATTTTCTGGTTCGGGAGACGACGGATTCGGCTTCTGGGGGGAATGCCCAGACGCCGGTAGTGGCTACGGAGATAGCGGATGCAACGGCGATTCAGGCGTCTATCCGGATGGCCGCGGGGATAATTTCCTACCTGACTCCCTATGGGATACGCTGGTTTGATTTCCGCGTTTCTGAGGAAAAATACAACCGCGATTTGGCCCTTCAGAAGGAACTGTCTCTCCAGACGCAGGACGTTCACGCAGCCCTTTGGCGAAGCAATTTCCAGCGGGAAATGTTCACGGCCTGCAGACAACTGGCCGTCTTCGGTACGGCGGTAATCTCCGTCGAACGCTCCGGGAATGAACTTGTTTTCAGAACATATCCTATCCAAAGTGTCTATTTTGAGGAAAATTCCCGGGGTCAGATTGACACGGTTTACCGTCGGATTGAGTACAACTGGCGAACGTTCCGGCAGGAGTTTCCGGAGGCGGAGTTGCCGAGAAATGTCGAAAAGATGCTGGAGGAAATGGACACCTTTGAGTGTATCCACGCTGTATTTCCGAACGAAGAGTATAACCCGGAGAAACTGGATTCGTGGGCGTACAAGTCGGTTTATTTCCTTCCAATCGGCAAGATGTTTGTTGTCCGGGAGAGCGGCTTCAGTTCGCTGCCTTACAAAATCGGGCGGTTTGAGAGGGCTCCCGGGGAACTGATGGGCCGGTCTCCTGCGATAGAACTGCTTCCGGATATTAAAATGCTCAATCAGATGAGACGGATTTATATTCAGTATTCAGACCTGAATACGCTTCCGCCTCTGATTGTTGAAGAAGGGACGCTTCTGAACAATCCGATGATTGCCCCGGGGGCGATTTTGGTAAAGATGCCCGGCTCTCCGGATCCTGTACCGTTGCGGACGGGGTCGAATATTGTGTTGACGGATTCGATGATTCAGGCGGAGCGGCAGCGTGTTTTGGAAGGGTTTTATTATGACCTGTTTCAGGCGCTGGCGGACTACCGCAATATGACGGCCTATGAAGTTTCTCAGCGGATGGAGGAGAAACTGGTGATGCTTTCCCCGCTGATTTTGGGGGTCCAGAAAGAGATGCTGGACCCGCTGATTCTTCGGGCAAGAGAGTTGATATACGAAACCCAGCCGGAGCGTCTGTTGCGGTTAGGCGGCAGGAAGGTGGAAATTGTCTATCATGGCCGTCTGGCGATGGCGATGAGTGCTTCTCAGGTGCGTGCGATTGACGTCTGGCTGAACAAATGGGTTCCGTATCAGCAATTCTATCCGGTTCTGGACGTGCTGAATCTGGACGAGGCGGCGATTCAGTCAGCCATACACGGCGGTGTTCCTGCGGAATTAGTCCGGATGCCTGATGAAATTGAACAGATGCGGCAGGAGCGGACGGAAAAAGAAAACAAGATGATGGAAATGCAGATGCTCCAGCAGGGTGCACAGGCCGTCAAAGACTTGTCTCCCGTTCTGGACAAGGAGGAAAATCTATGAACATTGAGATTCATAACGAATCTGTGAAGAAAGCGCGTGCATATCAGCAGATTTTCAATACCGATGAGGGGAAACTGGTTCTGGATGACCTGGAAAAGTTCACGGGATTTAAGATTCCTGCCTCTGATGGCGGGAATCTCAATGCTTTAGGTCTTGCTTATCGTGCCGGAAAACGGGATGTTTATATTCGAATCAAGCAGTTTTTAGAGATGGAGATTGGTTATGAGTGATGCCGAACCGATTCAGCAGAAAAATTCACCGGATGGGAGCGTTCTGGAAGGCAAAAAAGCCGCGTCTGCACAGCCGGAATCACCGGATGCAGGGCAAAAGTTGGCTTCTTGGGTGCTTTCCAATGGCGGATTGGACGCAGAAAAGGCCCCCGAGGAGTATAAATCCATCCTTACAGCCAAAAAATGGGGAAAAGTGGAGGATGTATTGAAGGGGTACAAGGAACTGGAGTCCTTTGTCGGCCAGAAAGTGCTCAAACAGTTTCCGGATATTCAGTTGACTGAGGAACTGGAGCAGAAAATTTACGAAAAACTGGGTGTTCCGTCCAGTCCGGACGCGTATGAGTTTACTCCGCCGGAAAAACCGCCTGTTGAGATTGACGAAAACCTTGTATCGGAGTTCAAGAGGTTCGCGCATGGACTGAAATTGACCCCAAAGCAGTTTCAGGAACTGATAAACTTTCAGTTAGAGGTTGCCGAAGCGGCTCAGGAGGCGATGCAGGAGCAGCTGGAAGAACAGCGCGAATCTGCGGCAAAGGAATTGAAGGCGAAATGGAAGTCTGAGTACGAGGAAAACTTCAAGCGAGCCAAGCAGACGGCGGAGAAATTTGGGATTTTGCCGGTTCTTGAGGAGGTTGGTCTTGCGGACCATCCGAAAGTCATTGATATGCTGTTTACGATGAGCAGCCGTCTGTCGGAAGACAAAATCCAGACGGGTTCCGGCACGGCGCCGGCCAAAGAGCAGACGCTGTATGAGCAGTTGTCTGAACTGTTCAATTCGGAGGCGTACAAGAATAAACTGCATCCGGAGCACAAAAAAGCCGTAGAAAAATACTTGACCTTAATTAGGGAAAGTGGAAAATAATAAAATGTCCTGAATAAGATTGGGACAAGGAAGCAGCGCCCCCCAACGATTCGGACGCCTTGCCTGCCCTGTTGGGAGAACAGGCCGAAAGAGAAAGAAGCAGTAATGGTAAGGAGTTCGAACGATGACAACCTATTACGAAAACACGTCTCTGGCGAAAATCAACGAGGCGTTTTACGCGTCTTGGGATGCAACCCTTCGAGAAGTCCTTCAAGAGACCAAGGATGTCTACGCTGGTCATGTAGAAGTTGACCAGATGGAAGGCGAATTCAAGGCGTATCGGTGGATTGGAAAGATTGACCTGGTTGAGCAGAGAGTCCGCGGTGAGGACGTTCCTGCGGAAGACCCTGAGTTCCCGACCCGCTGGGTGTATTCGCGGAAGTTCTACAAGAGGGTTCTGTTTGACACCTTTGACGAAATCGCGATGAATATCTCTGCTCAGTCGCCGTTTATGAAGGCGATGGCCAAAGGGGTTGTTCGTCTGAAGAATGATGTGATTCACGGGGCCTTTTTCGCTGATGTAGTCGGCGGGAAGAACCGGACGAACACATACTCTCTGAAGGCGGACACGTTCTCCATTACGGGCGGCGGGCGGTACATTCCGCATGATACGACCAACTCGTTTGCCAAAGGCGGCACGTCCAGCGGATTGACGACGGAGAAACTCATTTTGGCTCGGCAGGCTCTGACTACGATGCACAATGACCCCAACCAGGTCTTCAATCTGGTCTGCTCGCCGAAGCAGGTTTCGGACCTTCTGCGGGAGGCCAAGGAGAAAGAGCATTCTCTTCAGATGATTTCGGACATGAAGACTGGAGAGATGTTTACTTATCTTGGCTTTAACTTCCTGATTGACCACAATGTGTCGCTGGAGGTAAAAGGAGATTTGGACAAGGACAAGGACATTTATCGGTGTGTTGCATTCCCCAATGATGCCGTTCTCTACGTCTCCAATCCGAAACCAATCTTCCGAGTTGACTTCAACACGGACAAGGCGATGTGGCAGATTCTGGTAGCGGCTTACATGGGTGCCATCCGGACCGATGAGTCCAAGGTGGTTGTGATTGAATGTGCGTAATCTGAAAGTTGAAAGGGAATAAAGATGGCCGTGGAAACATATACAAGCAGCTTGCGGAACCTTGAATTGTCAAGTCGTGTCGGGAACATGGCGGACAATCGATATGCCCGCGGGAATGTTTACTGCATGACGGATGTCTGCTATGCCGAGGACGGCGGAGATGCAGGCAGCACGTTGGTGTTCGGGTCTTTGCCCAAGGGGGCCGTTCCTCTCTACGCGATAGTCTATCCGGTTAACGTGATTGGTATTCCGGCGGCGACGACGAACGCGGTGACGGGCTCCCTTGGTGTTTCGGGAGATGCGGACCTGTTTGGCGCGGTTGGATCGCTGAAATCTACAACGCCTCAGGTGGTTGTCCCGAAACCGGACGGAACCGTTTATACA